CTATAGTTCAATATGTTACTCCCTCTATTTTCAAAGGAGTAGCTATGGTGGGGCTACAGACAGAAGTATGGATAGCAGGCATAAAAGAAAACCCTATTCCTAACGACTCATTTTTAGCCCAAAGTGTGGACCTATCGCAGTATGTGGAAAACAACAAATTACACCTTGCCGAAGCAGGCGTAGAGCCACAAGTCCATGAAGACTATTTTGCCTCCTCCAGTTCGGCATTGCCAGTAGCCACTATTGACGATATAGCTAACGAAGTGGTGCTTAAAACCTATTCTACTGAACAAACTCTACACCGTGAATTGCAGGAAATTGAGCTTGCTTACGACAAGCGTTCCAGTGTGATAGAACGCCACCGCGCTTCTCTTGCTAAGAATTTAGGCAAGCGTGCCGCTTGGGCGTGGGCACCACAAAAGGACAACGAATGGAATAAGGTACTTGCCCTTACCAGTAGTGACTCAATAATAGAAGCCATTATTGACCTTAAGCAGTTTATGGAGGAAAAAGACATCGTTGAGGGTGTGAATATCTGTTTCACTCCTGAGCACTTTGCTCGTATTCGTAAAGAGGACAAACGCTTGTACAAGGATATTATGAACGAAAAACAAATGTATGGAATAAACGTATTCCAATATAGCCAAAACCCACTCTATGATGGTACTACTAAGGAGAAAAAACCCTTTGGTTCTGTCAAGGCAAGTAGCGACAAACGCGCTTCATTTATGTGGGTAACAAGTGAAGTGTTCCGTTGCTTCGGCGATGTAAAGATGTATGCCACTCTACGCGATGCAGGTCTACAAGCCGATGCTATCTCTTTCGCTCAACGTGCCTTAGTAGGGGTCATCCGAGCTAAAAACCCTAAATTCTTAGGAGCAATCTTATAGGAAACATAGTAGGGTGAGCGGACGAGTTCAATGGTATCCATACCTCACCCTACTCCTATATTAACTTTAAAACAGAATACAATGACAACAGCAGAAAAAGCAAAACAATATTTTGAGGAAAACAAAGCAACAAAAGAGCTCTTTGCTACCTCCGATGGGTTTCTATTCTTACTAAAGAAAGATGCACAAAACCACGCACAAACCTTAGAGGATAGCGCTATAGAGGAATTCAAACAAGAAACTTCAGACCAGTCTGACGTACCCGAGAAGTCCGATAGCTCAGAAAACTCAGAGGAAGATATTCCTAATTTAAACCCTAAAAAAAACTAAAAAATAATGGCATTACCTAAAGTATTATTCAACATTGCCAAAGACGGCTTAGGCAGAACTACGGCTATACAAAAGACTACTGGGCTTATCACAACGGGAGTTACGGTGAGCAATAAAGTAGAGTTGGGCAAGTCGTACCAAGTATTCTCACTAAAAGAAGCCGTAGCTTTGGGAATTTCAGAAACTGAAAACGCCTTTGCCTACAAGCATATCAAAGCGTTTTATGATCAGGCTCCAACGGGTACCCCTCTGTGGGTAATGCTCGTATCGGATGCTACTACTATGACGGCAATGCTTGACAAAGATGGCGGTTTTGCTCCAACTC